GCTTGTAATGCGCCTGTGCCTTTAGGTTGTAAAACTAATGGAATATCTGCGCCTGAGCCTACTGCTTTTACTTGAGGATATAACGCATCACCAACGGCTTGAATATATTGCGCTGAACCTGTGCCTAGACTACTTGTGCCTGTGGCTTCTAATGTGGTGAATTTTCCTGTTGATGGGGTTGTTGCGCCAATAGTAGGAGGGCTAGATAGGTCTAATGTTCCACCTAAAGTCAGATTACCAGTAGTTGTAACTGTGCCTGTTAGCGTTAAACCATTGACAGTTCCAGTACCACCGACTGAGGTAACAGTACCCGTTGTGGGGGTTGACCAAGTTGGCGTACCAGAGCCAGCAGAAGTTAAAACTTGACCTGATGTGCCAGCAGAAGTAAATGCGTAAGCAGTACCGCTACCATAGGCAATGCCACCAGCAGTAGGAGTAGCCGTTCCATTTGTACCCCCGTTTGCAATAGCGACAGTTCCAATAATGCCGTTAGACACGACATAAGCATTAGATTGGTTTACATAAATACTGCCATTAGAAGAATTTACATACGCTACTGTGCCTATTTTTACAGCATAAGCAGTTGGCGGGTAGGTATTCATCAGTTGGCCAGCAGAATACGGGCTGACATACAAAATGTCACCAACAGTAAATGTTCCAGTATTTACGCCATTCAAAATGCCGTTAATGACTACATAGCCCTCTGAGCCTGTGGCTATGGATTCATTTGTTAAACCAATACAAGCCCCAGTAGTCTGATTATCTGCTTTAGCAAGTGCTATTAAAGGATATGTAAACCCGCTTGTTGTCGATATAATGTAGACAGGCGCACCTTTAGCAATGGTTGAGCCTGTGTTGTTGTAAACCTTTAATTGGGTCTCTTGCCCAATATGTAGCGTGTTATTCGTTACATCGTTGTTGTAAGAAAGTGCCTTCAGCGTACTGTCGTACCACAATCTTCCAGATGTGTAAGTCGGTGCAGACGCGGCAGTAAATGTCGCGTAATCGCTGACAGTTGGGCTATTGAGCGTAGCACCCGTAGCCAAGGCTAAAACAGTTCCAGAGCCTGTTGTGCTATACGAAGTTCCCCATGCTGAACCCGTTGAGTTAGGAATTCCTGACGCTGGGTAAACCATTGGCGCGGTGTTGGTTATCGTTACAGCTGCCGAGCCGTTATAACTTGTACCGCTTAAGTTTGAACCGATGGTCAGGCTAAACAGATTAGAGCCTAGCGATACGCCAGAAATGGTGCTATTGGCTAACTGAGCGTTGCTGATAGTGCCACTTAGGTCTGTCGTTGGGACTGTTGCAGACGCTGTAAATGCGCTTGTACCGCTTCCCTTGATATAGCCTGTTAGCGTAGTAGCACCCGTTCCTCCGTAAGCAACGCCAATCGTGCTTGCGTTCCAAATGCCTACTGTGAGCGTTCCTACACCAGTAATGCCTGTGTAAGAACCAGAAATTCGTGCTGTATCTATCGTGCCAGATGTAATCTGTGTAGCACCGATAGCAATGTTTGTGTCTGCCAAAGCGGTCAGTTGACCTTGTGCGTTAACAGTTGCCGTTAAAGTCTTAGATGCAGAGCCGACAGATGCCGCACTTACGCCAGTATTTGTGATGGAAAAGGTGTTAGACGCTAAAGTTAGCCCAGTACCCGCAAAGTAAGTACCTGTGCCTGAGAATTGCACCCAAGGCATAGCAGTTACATCTATCGTTCCCGTCTTAGCAGCTGTACAAACATAGCCCGTGTTGGCTTGACCGCCATTAAGAATAACTGTGTATGCGCCTGATACTTCAGACCATACATCCATGTCCACAGCGCGAGTCCATGTGGAAGCAGACGCTACATAAATGCCGTTAAATTGGCTAGAACTTTGATTTTTAACTAATACCCTATCACCAGCAAGCGTTGTATAGCCATCAATAGTTTGCAATCCAGATAGCGTGATGTTGGTTGTCGTGCCTACTGCACAAGCCGCCTTTGGGCCTAGCCCCTGCGCTACCGCATCAACATAGTATTTATTTGCTATATCCGTATTACCACTTGGTGAAGTAGTAATCGTGCCTGTGGTGGTAGCAATATTAGTAAAAACCCCAGTCGATGGGCTTGTCGCACCTATCGTGCTACTGTCTATCGTGCTGTTTGTTATTGTTAACCCAGATTGAATTGGGTTTAAAGTAGCGTAAAACGGCTGACCCTGACCAATAAAGGTTTGGAAAACACCATCAACAGAAAAATACGCCTGTACGGGCAATAAATTCTGTATAACAGAATTGGCAGGGTTAGCCATAGCCGTTAACTTTGGTCAGCGGCAGGAGTTACATACAAAATGCCAGCAGTTCCAGAATTGGACTTTGCTGTTAAATAGTATGGTGTCGTTGGCGTAGCAATAATCATTGGAAGATTCATCGCTGCGGGCAAAACAAAGTCACCATTAGTGCCGTCAGTGGGAAACACTGGTGCGCCTGGGTCTGTCGTACCCCACTTCACCGCAATAGGACTTGCGCCCGTATTGATAAATGAAGTGTAGTTAATCTGGTCATTAGTGTTGTCATCAATCAAAACTGCCGCGTGAGCGGTAGAAGTAACTGATAACGCTACTGTTGCGCCAGCATTTCTTTGTACAGATGAACTAGCCATGATTAAGCAGCGTTAGTAGCAATAGGCGTTCCGTCTGGGCGTACCACTTTGAAGTAGTAAGTACCAGCCGCAGGCGTAATTGCAGTAGCACCGCCAGAAGTGTTCTGAAACTGTACTGTCAGGCTATTATCGGCAGTAATGTCGCAGTTGGTAATGGCAATGTCTTTAGTCTGTGTACCGCCATATTGCATGAAATACACAATATCGCTTGCTTTCAAGCCAGAAATTGGGAATGACTGCAAAGATTGTGTTGATGCGGTAGTTAAGACTGCGGGGGTAATTGATGGGGCAATAACAAACGCTTCGAGAATGTTGCCACGGGTGATAGTCGTAGATGACATGGGAATTCCTTTTCAGAATAGGTTTGATTGTATCGTAAAAGCAGAAAAAGCCACCCCTTTTGAGGATGGCTTTCCCTTACTTCATACAGTTTTTAACTGTAAACACCGAAGTCAAAGCCGTAGACATAAATGTCCACAGTACCACCAGATACGGCAGTACCAACTTTGACATACAGAGTCTGTGATGTCAGAGCTGCGGCTTTTGTGCCTGCAACCACAGTTGCGTTGGTCACATAAGTTGAACCAGTATTGCTGGTCAAAGATGCGTTAGTAACGACTTCAGTACCTGTGCCTGCGGGTGCAGTCCAGATAGCCAATGCGCCACCAGAAACATCTTTGTTAGCGTTTGTGATTACCACATTCTGGATGTTGTAAGTGCCAATGTTTTGAGCGGGCAAAGTAACGCTTGAATCGCCAGTAGCGGAGATTGGTACGCCATTTGCCACAAACAACAAGCGGAGTGCTTGGTTGCCTGCCAAATTACTTGGGTGGATAGTTGTTACGCTGTTAGGTGCGGCCATGATATTTTTCCTTTATGAGTTAAAAATTAAGCTGCAACACGGCAAGCGAGTTCTGGGTACAGAGGAGCCCAGCCGTACAACACATCCAAACGAGTAGGAATACTATCGTTGTTGATTGTGTATTGGCGGACAACACGCATTGACAGACCGATTTCCTTGTCGCTTGCACGACCAGCAAAATGGACACCCTCTGGCAACTCAAGGTCGGCCACAGCGAGTGTGAACGCATTGCGGTGCATGATGATGTTTTGTGGAGAAACCACGCCTGTGCTGTTGAACTGAGTGATAGCGGCTGTTGCAGAAGCTGTCGGAATAGACACATTCTGGAACTGACCAGCAGTAATCACAGCAGGAGAGACAACCACAGAGCCAGAAGCACCAGATGCGATAGCAACAGTTGTTTTCACAACGAAATTACGCAACTTGTTAGAGCCGTAGGCTTGGCGGTTTTGTGGGTTGACAGCGTAAACACCAGCGATAGTGAATGTATCACCAGCGTTGAGGTTCAAAGTACCTGTGTTAGCAGCTGTAACAGTGATAGTGCTAGAAGATGCCCAACCAGAGGTCAGGAAGCCAGTAGCAGTAGTAGTAGCCACAGAAGCAGTAACAGTAGTAGTGCTGTTGTTGCCGAACTGTTGAGAAACGACGTTTTGGTCAAGTTTCCAATTCATCCCGCCGCTGTCGCGCCCCATAAGTCCTTTGCGATACTGCTCGCCAATGGCTTCTTGAGGAACGAACAAACCTTTCAAACTGTCAACGATAGTTGCAGATGTAAAGGGTTCAACGATACATGAACGACGGCCATCGCGTGGTGCGCCTTCGCTGTCCAAGTATGCGCCAGCAGTCAAATAGGTAATCAAACCTGTTGGTGGTGTACCAGCAGTTCCAACGATGTTGGCGGTGTTCAAATTAGCCATTGACAAACCATCGCGGTCTATCTTGTTAGCGATTGCGGCCACAGCAGGCTTCAACACGCGGTCAGAGAACATATCCAAAGATAATGCCAAATCTTGTGTGGTGAACTGTGTTGACACTTGGAATTGTGTTGACAAAGTAACGGGTACAGAAGTCTCGTTGAAATCTTCAACAACTAACTGTGGGCCGATAGCGCCAACAAAGCGGCCTGGTCTACGGACATTGACTGTGTTACCAATCTTGCCGCCCACGACTGCGAACTGGTCATCATAATTGCGGTCAACTTCCGATGTGAAAGTTAACTCGTTCTCCAAGACCATCAACGCTTCGTTGGTGATTTTGGAGATGGTAAGTAAGGTATTACTCATTTCATTTCCTTTGAAAATTTAAAAAAGATTAGGTTTAGCGAATCTTTCCTGCTTTGCGGGCTTCTTTCCATGCTTGAAATGTTCCATGCCATTCACCATTGGTGGACATAGGCACATCAGCAGGACTAGACCCTCTCAGCGGTTGGATTGGCTGGGGTGCTTTACTTCGAGTAATCGGTTTGGTCTCTGGTGCAGTTTCCTTTGTCTCAAACCTTGCCTCAAGTTTTCCTATCTCTCTTAACGCTTGTTTAGCACTTAACCCTGCGATTTTCTTTGCAACATCTTCATTCTCAGCCAGATGGTAGAGGATTTGTGGCCCTACATCGCTCTCAAGAATTGCATCACGAATATCGTCATTTACGACCACATCACTAGATGCCACTATGTCATCAAAGTCTGGCAATGACGCTTTGGCTTGTTGCACTTTGTTCGCCCATTGGTCAATGACCTTTTGGCGTTCTTGCGCTTCTTTAGCCTCTGCATCTTGCTTTCGCATCTCACCGATTCGCTTGTCAGCCGTGTATTCCGCTAGGGCTTTGGCATACTCAAACGCATCGTTAAATTGGCTAGGTTGTGGCTCTTGGTCTGCTGCCTGCGCCTGTTGTGGTGCTGGTTGCTTCTCAAGTGCCGCTAAACGGGCTTCTAAGGCTTCCCTCGCTTGGCGTTCTTGTTGCGCTTCTTTACGCGCTTCTTCACGCTGCTTGGTTATCTCAGAAAATCGTCTTTCGAGTTTCGGATTTGCTTTAGGCTTTTCCTCTTGCTCTTTTACTTCTGATTCTGGTTCACTCCGTTCCTCAACTTTTTCGGTTGGCTCTGTTTGCACAGCCTCAACTTCGGGTTGGTCGGCTAAACCTAATCTATTTGCATAAAACTCTTGCGAGTTCTCGCTGGTCAAAACTTGACCCGCTTCTTTATCAGACATTACGTGTCCCTACGGATTTACCCCGTGAACCTCACGGGTAAGGTGTGGTTAATTTACCACTTTATTGTTGTTGTGTCAAAGGATTGCCACCCTGACTAATGTCTTGCTCGGCAAACCTCATTGCAATTTGTTGTTCAGCATTGCGCTTATCAATCTCTGCACTTAATCTTGCCGTGTCCATGTGATGCAAAAGTAAGTCAGTTATTGCTTCAATTTCTACCTTGTTTTGAGAGGTAATAGCGCGAGTATTCTGGTCGTTGACCTTGACCTCTGCCATCGTCTCAGTGTTGTGTGCCTTGGCGGTCTGGCGTAGCAATTCACGCTTAGTCTCAGCGTCTTGCTTGACTTGCTCAATGTCACCGCGTTGCTGGATAAGCGTTTGCATGGCTTGCATTTGCTGTTGCATATCTTGCACTTGCTTCTTAGCCGCCATGATTTGCATCTGCACTTGCGGAGGAATATCGGATTTCTCGTCAATCTGGCTCATTGGGTTCATAGCTGCCAAGCGGTCAGCAATGACATCCGCGCCAGGGAAGTCCATGTTGCGGAACACCAAGTCACCAGCCACATTAAACAGTTCTGGCTTAGACAGTAACGGCATCATGGCGTCTACTGCTTCTTGACGCTTGCTGTTGTAGCCTGGGCCTGTCTCCATCACCACATCGTATTGACCGATAGATGTGTCGTTCAAAATATTACCTATTGCATCTCGTTGGTTTAGGCTCAACATATCTGGCTTGCCATCCTCACCGATGATTCGCAATATGCGCTGTGTATCGTAAATCTTAGGGATTAGGTCAAGAATAATCTTGCCTACATGGGCGATTGAGCGGGTTAAGTTGTCGTAATAGTCGTAGTTGGTTAAGTCAACTTGCTGTTGCTGACCATTCAACGCCTTACCTGAGATGTTGCCTTGACCTAGTTGTGCAGGGTCAAAGATACCCATGATGGCTTTTATATCGTCTGACACCATACCAGCTGCTGCCATAGTTCCCGCAGGCGGTGGTTCTGGTTGTAAGCGTTGTGGAACGGGTGCAGCACGACCTTCAATGTCGGTCTGCTTGTATCGCAACACCGGCGTGGCTTTGATGTTCGCCGCTGCCCACTCGTTCTCGTGGCCCTCGTCCTGACCCTCGGCCAGCAACCACTTGGCTTTTGGCGCCAGAGCAATCGCCTCGGTCATTGAGGTTTGCCAGAAGTTGTACATCTTCTGCGGATCTTTGGCGTAGCGCACTAACCCGTACTTGATTGACTTGCTGTCAATGACGATTCGTCCACCGTAAACCGGCACCACTGGGATGTACTTGCCTGGCCAATCCCGCTCCTCAAGGATTTCCATCGCGGTCAGCTTGCACCACTTGACCACTTTCTTGTACGAGTCCCGCTCGCCAACAATCTCAAGCCCGTGCGTGGCCATGAAGTCCTTGCTGGGGAGCTGGTCCTTAAACAACCGTGATTTGTCGTTTAGCAGGTAGAGCTTTGCCGGCGTGCGCTCGATGTAAAAGTACTCAGCGATCCGAATGTCTTCCTTGGTCACCCACTCAGGGTTGGAATCGCCGTTGCCGCGGCCTGAGAAGTTGCCGCCAGCGTCTGAGTTTGGGTAGAGATCCCGAAACTTGTCCTTGCTCATCACGGTCGTGATAAGGCAACGCTCCTGGTCCGAACCATCTAGCGCTGTGCTGTTGGGATCAAAGTAAACGCTGAACGGGTTCTCAATAGGATTGATATAGATCTCTTGATCAAACGAGTCAGGAGCCGTGTAATCGGTGACCACTCGCCAGTAACCCCAACCCATCCGCACGGCGTAAGCGAACGCGGTGTCATAAGCGGTGTCGGCGTTGCTGTTGACTTCAATGTGACGGGTGATGCCTTCGATCACCTGGGCGACCTTCAAATCGCCTTCGTTGTTGGTGGGGTGAACCTTGATCCTGGGGCGCTGCTGGCGCTGCTGATTCTCGACCTGGCGGCAATATGCGTCGATCTTGTTGATCGTCAGGCACGGCCTGGCGTCAAGGTTGCGGCTGTTCTGAATCTCCACTGGCCACTGATCGCCGCTGACGAAACGCAAATCGTCTAGCGCGTCCGAACGATTGACGCTATCGGCTTCGCTGGCCAGCCGGAGGAATTTCATTGCATCAGCAATGCGGGAATCCTCGCCCTCGTTTTGATAATTTGCCATGTCAGCTCATCCAGTTAGTCGGTAGCGTAAACGTCTGTTGTTTTTTGCGTGCTTTGGGCTCGTTGACCATCAAT